AAAGAAGAAGATACAAGTACTTATAATTTTGACGCTTTAAAATCAAATGTTCCGTTTATTGTAAATGGACAGGTTGTAGGACAACACCCAGACTATTTCGATAGATCTGAAATCTATAAGCAAAATTTTGAAAAAATGGGTAGCGATTCAAAAAATATTAAAATTATTAAAAATTTTATTTCTGAAAGAGAATGTAAAATATTAATACAGTATATAAATACTTTTGCAATACCAAAGGAATATCCAGTTAAATGGGATGAAAAACTTGAACCAATTGTTACAAGAAAATCATATGTAAATGTAGAACCTACATATAAATATGTTCCATTAGTACAAGATTTACTAGAAAAAGAATACGGATTTCCAGTAAAAAATAAAAATGTATTTGTCGGTAGATGGGACGTAGGGGATAATTTAGATTTACATGTAGATGATTTAGGCACAACCAGTACTAATCATATGGCAACACTTATATATTTAAACAGTGATTATGAGGGGGGAGAGATTGAGTTTCCAACTCACAACATATCTCACAAGCCTCAAGCAGGAGATCTCATAATGTTTCCTGGCAATATGCACTATGCTCATGAGGTAAAAACCATTACATCTGGATCAAGATATAGTATTCCGATGTGGTTTGAGTTTGTATAAGTCATGAATGATGATTCATATATAATTAAAGATTGGGCTATAGTCACATTACCCCGTGTCGGAAGCCATTACTTACAGGAAAGAATATTTGCACATACGGGCAAATTGATAGTAAAGTATCATGAACCAAAACCTCAAACCTGGGGCTATGCAATTAAGGGATTGCTTAAACGCAACAACCGTTTTTGGAGCGGATTAGAGGTAGATAAATTAAAATTAATAACCATAGTTAGAGACCCAAAAGATTTACTAATATCACATATTGCTTTATCTATAAAGCAAAAAGATACAAGATTTGTTATAGAAGATAATTTTTCATTAAATCTTGGTAATATTAAGGGTTTGATAGACAAATCTTGCAAACAGTACCTAGAACTTGAAGAAATTAGCAGTATAGTTATAGACTATAATCAATTAGTATCATTTCCATTTGAGGTTACTTCAGCCGTAGCCAATATTTTAGAAATTGATATAATTACAGATAAATATGAGACACGCCTAGCAGATTCTGAAGGATATTCCGTAAGTAGTAAAGAGTTACCACAATATGATGATGTAAAAAATGTTATAAATGATATGGATCTCTCAGATTTTTATCAGGCTTACAATAAAATATTATCTAGGGCCATCACCCTATAAAAATAAACGTAAAAACGCTATATAATATATCATCATGCTATCCCGTGAATCCAAAATAGACTCGATAATTGAAATTATTCACGATCAAATAAAAGGAAAGCATAAGGATAAGTTGGCAAGAAAGTTAGCCGAAGAAATATTAGAGGCAATTGATGACGATGCCCCCAGTTGGTACGAGCATGGATAAAGAACAGATAAGGTATCTTTGCTATAGTTGTGGGGTTATATTTATGATAGATATTGATCTTGAGGATAAATGGGAACATTGTCCGAGATGCTATAATAAATAGATGAAAGATGAGAAGTGCTATTATTGTGATAACAAGGCAGAATACAATCAGCCTGAAAAAGAGACAGGCATCATAGTTGGTGTTTGTTTTAAACATTTTACATATATTTATGCAGGATAGGGGCATATATGGCGATCAATACTAAAGAGTGGTCTAAAGAAACTAAAACAAGAATTATTCTTTCTACCCTCGTTATTTTGGCAGCATTTGTATTTTTTTCTTTCATCTAATATAGTGTATAATTAAAAGATGATTCGGGGATGCTTTGTCACAAGAAAATATTAAAAAAAGAAAGTTGTTGGATGGTTCTGAGGTTAATGATTATGACTATCCAATTGATTTAATTTTACATACTAAGGCTCCAGGTAAATGGAAAGTTATTGATCTTGAAACTGGGCAAGAATATTTGGGTTCTGAAATAACACATAGCACCTTTGGAGAGATTTTACGCACCAAAGTAAGTAATGGTAAAATAGGATCTTGGCTTAAAACTAAAAGGAGAGACGGATCTAATGTCGAATAAACCAATAACCTTCCACTGGATGTGGAGGAGACACTGGCAGATAAGTGACAGTATCGAAAACCTAGACCTTGATGGAATTCTACGTATGGCACAAGAATTAGATGGTGCAAACGTTAAGTCCGTTTTACTTCCATATGGTCCAGGTGGTATTGATTTTTCTTTAGTTATAAAAGACGCATTAGAAAAAACAAATCAATTAATTATGACAATTGCTTTACCTGCATATGGAACAAGTCCTGACTATGCTGCTAAAATTTTAGAAACATTAAATCGTTTTGCTCCTGGAAGAATTGGAGTAAACCTTGTTGCTGGAAGATGGGGAGATGAAGGAAACAGCACTGCAGAAAAATTAGTAATAGATCATTATATGCATGACTCTTCACTTATTGATACCCTTGCAAAAAGGGTGGCAATATCAGAAGTTTGGATGGATAAGGTTATGGCATTAATGGAAAAACATCAGCATAAAACACATATGGCTGTTGTTGGTTCCTCAGACACAACAATCAGGATAGCAAACAAGCATTGCGAATACATATACGTAGATGATAATCTGTTACGTAATCCTGAGCAGTACGCAAAAATAACTAATTCAAAGCCAATCCTTATTGTAGATCCGCTAATAATTGAAAAGCCTGAAGACGTAGACAATGTTATCTATGACGAGAATGCTCCGCCAAGAAAACAATTTCATCATATAATTGGAACACATGATGAGGTTGTTTCTGCAATTAAAGGTATTGCAGAAAAATTTAATATTTATGATTTTATGATACATACAGATCAAAAAGATATTAGCAAATTGTTAAAACTAGTAAAGGAATTTGATAAAGTGCAACCTAACAACAATGATATGGAACATTTTGATATATCGAATGATGACAGAAGGCCTGAAGGATCTACAATTCATCATGAGGTTTTTGAAAAATTAGGATCTAAGCCAGATAATTTAAAAGTCTTTACTAATTTTATTTCTCCAGAACAATGCAGCGCTATTATAGAAAGCATAAAAAATTCAGAGCCATCGTCTGAAAAACCAGTTCAGTTTAGCCCTGATGGGAATCCCCTGACTTTTAGAAAAGACTGGGATATAAATCCGTACATAGATACATACAATGACATTGTTCGTGGTGTTATTGAGGCAGAATATCCAGTTAGAGTAAAAAGCAGAAGTGCAAAAATTGCAGAGTGGACAAAGAATGATGTTTATGATTTACACATTAATGATCTAGGGATAAATGATTTTAATAATATGTCTGTCACTATATATCTTAATGATGATTTTGAAGGCGGAGAATATTATTTTCCCACTCAAAATAAAATCTTTAAACCAAAGGCTGGAGATTTAATTATTTTTCCAGGGAACATGCACTATAATCACATTATAAGCAAAGTTACTTCTGGATCAAGATATACTATTCCCTTATGGTATACCTTTATTTAAAATCAGAATGAACATAAAAGATAAGATAGACAATGTATTGTTCAAAATTGGACAAGAAATAAAAATACATAAAATCAACCCTGATAATACTATTATTGAAATAAATTATGACAAATATTCTGATGAGATTTTAAAATTATTTGAAGAATATAAACACTTATAACTTTACAAATCTATTGTATTGGTGTATACTAAAGATATGATCAATAGGGTAGTAGTATGTCCTAAATGCAATAAAGAAATAGAAGTCAGAACTGGTATATTTGCCCATGATACACTTAATAGACACATGAAGGAGCATAAATGAAGGAATATCGTTTTCCAGATACAGATAAAGAGGGATATGAAATTATTATCCCTAATAATGTAACAAAAGATATTATCCGTGACTACCTTCAAAAAACTTATTATTGGTCTATTGCTCTTGGGTCTTTTATAATTGGGTTTTTGGCTGGAGTAGTGGTATCGTGAATCAGTCAGATGAAATAAAAGAACCAAAATCTATTTTAGATAACTCAATCGCAGAACATAAATCTCGTCCTCCATTACGATGGATCGCAAATTGGGCGGGATCAATAGCATCTTCAGGATTACTAGAGATATCATATCTAGAAGATGAAGGCAAAACAGATACATTTAGATATAAGTTTCATGCATGGAAATGGGATACATTCTGGCCACTATATAGAGAGTATGGAACTGCATATAGATTGAGAATGGATTTGAGCGGGGCAGAATGGGATGACTATGATGCTGATGGTATTCCATATTGGGATAAGTGGGAAGAATGGGATTTCGTAGATGAAGAGACAGATGATGCATTTAGGGTTATATATAAATGAAATACGCTATCGGTATCCTAATACTACTATTTGCTATACTTAACTACATGGCATACTTACAGGGAAGGACATATTAAATGATTTATCACAAGCACTTATTGGTTAATGCTAAAGTAAAGAATCCAATAAATACAGAAGAAGAGGGAATTAATTTCCTTCGCAATTTAGTCGAAAAGATCGACATGAAGATTATTAAGGGTCCATTTGCATCCTATGTGGATAAAGATGGCAATAAGGGTCTAACAGGAATTGTAATGATTGAGACCAGCCATATTGCTTTTCACATATGGGATGAAGTAGACCCAGGATTAATTCAATTTGATTTATATACTTGTGGTCAACTAGAATTCAATAAAGTTATTAATATCTTCAAAGAAACATTTAATGTTGTTGAATTTGATTATGTATTATTTGATCGTGAAAATGGATTTGTTGTAGAACAAAGCGGTCGGGAAGCCGATGGAGTTCAATACAACCAATACCCTGACGGCAAAACAGTCCCAAAAGAAATGCTAAATCCAAATATTGGAGGGTGGTTAAAACCAAAAAATCATCAAGATGATACAGACTTTGACCCTTCAATCATAGAAGAAATATGGGGTAAAAAAATAGGAAAAAATAAATAGATATTAAAAACAATTACAAATCCTAATATAAAAAATAGTTTAAATGGTAAAGATATTTGACAATTTATCTTGAATATTGTACAATTATAATATAACCTAAACAAAAGGATTTAAAATGAAAAAAATTATCTACATTGTTTTTGCAAGTTTATTATTTTCTTCATCTCCATCAGTAGCAGTAGAGTTTGGCCAAGATGCGACTGGAGATCCAACTGCGGTGAAGGTTGGAGGCGCATCTGGGTTTTTGTATTCCGAGAGAATTGTTATAACTGTTGGGCACGTAATTGATAGCACTGGCGGTCTGGCTTATTGGGAGCGAAGTGGTGTCATATATAAGCCAGGCATTGCTAGTATTGCAGGGCAAAGAGGCTACAAAGTTAAAAAGGTAATTATTCCAAGTACCTATGTTTACCCAGATTATGCAAATAATATAATTTTCGATGATCTCGCCATAATTGTTTTGAGTGAGGACATTCCCGTAACAAAGAAGGCTGTTCTTGCAACAGAGGAGCAGATGAAACGTTTTGTGAGGGAAAAGTCTAAAGTTGAGTTGGTTGGTTATGGAATTACAAATGTAAATCAGAGAAATAGGCCATGGGCAGAAATCATTAATCGGCCACCAAACAGACTTACAAGCACTTTATTGTCTCCTGAAGAGGTGCTTAACTTCTACAGACAATACACAGTGGATTGGAAGAAGATCAATAAGCCAGGTGTTTACGGCATAGTTCAAAATCGTGACCTGAAGCAGAGTCACATTTGTGATGGAGATTCAGGATCAGTATTTTTTGTCGAAGAAAATAATGTTCGTTATGTTCTTGGAACAACTGGACTTGGACTGGTCAATAATAATTGTCAGGCACCAGAAAGATTGTCTCCGTTTCCTTCGATGAGTTGGATTGATCCCAAATCAAAGTTACCAAGTTTAATAAAAGAGGCAGAAGAGATTGTTGCTGAAGATAGGAAAATAGAATTCGCTCAGGCAGAAGCAGTACGTCTTGCTGCAGAGTTGAAAGCAGAGCAAGAAGCAGAAGCGAAGGCAAAGGTTGAAGCAGAGGCCAAAGCAAAGGCTGAGGAAGAAGCACGGGCAAAGACTGAAGCAGAACTAAAAGCCAAGGCAGAAACGGAAGCGAAGGCTGAGGCAGAAATTGCAGCAAAAAATGTTGCAGCATTAGCAACTAAAAAAGCATTTGCTGGCAAAAGATGCACTAAACTAAACAAAACTACAACTGTAGTAAAATTGGTCAAGTTTACTTGTGTCAAAAAGGGCAATAAACTTGTTTGGAATAACGGGGTAATCATAAATAACTAAATAGTTTTAGGGAGCAGTAGCCAAGTTGGTCAAGGCCCCGAACTCATAATTCGGCTATCGTAGGTTCAAGTCCTACCTGCTCTACAAGGTCTATCCAGAATTCGACTCAGGATAGATACAACTGCCCCGAAACTTTCGCAGGTGGAAGTCGTTAGATAACCCAGTCGAATGGGCCTAAGCAGACAGCATCTAGGGAGCAGAGCCAGTGGTTATATTCGCCGTAGAAACGGGTAGCGTGACTGGCACTTATAATTGCGTAGTTTAGCCCTTGTAGCCCAGTGGTAGAGGCACACGACTTAAAATCGTGAAAGCGTTGGTTCGAATCCAACCAGGGGCACGATGGTATACTTATTATGGAGGAATAAATGATTATACAAATTATTGGGCTGCCTGGTTCTGGCAAGACAGCACTTGCACAGGCACTTAAAGAAAGAATTAATGCAATTCATCTTAATGCAGATGAAGTTAGATCAACGGTAAACTCCGATCTAGGATTTAGCAATGAAGATAGAATTGAGCAAGCAAGAAGAATGGGAGAAATGGCTAGGCTTATTGCCAAGCAAAATGTTGCCCCTGTCATTGTTGATTTTGTTTGTCCAACTGAAGAAGCGAGAGAGGCATTTGGTTTTGCAGATTTAGTGGTATGGGTTGATAGAATTAAGCAGGGCAGATTTGAAGATACCAATAAACTTTGGGCAGACCCTTGGCATTTTCATATAAGAATTCTTGATGGTTATACTATAGAAGAAGAGGTTAATACTGTAATTCAAACTGGATCATTATTTGACTGGTCTGCTCCAACTACTTTGCAACTTGGAAGATATCAACCTTGGCACGAAGGGCATCAGGCTTTAAAAGAAGAAGCCCATAAGAGAACACCACAGGTTCTTGTCGGTGTTCGTAATACCTATAAAACATCTGAAAAGGATCCATTGAAATATGACGAGGTGTCCGAATTTATTAAGCAGGATAATCCATTTAAAGATACGTTAGTATTACGACTACCCAATATTACTAATGTTGTTTATGGTCGTGATGTAGGCTATAAGATTGAACAAGTAAAGTTAGGAGAAGACATTGAGTCTATTAGTGCTACTCAAAAGCGTAAAGAAATGGGTATTTGATAATTCAAGTAATTCCTGGGCAGATAAAGAAGCAGAATTATTTATTAACTTTAAAGAAAAAATAGATGAGAGTAACGAAGAGTAGATCGTTTGCTAAAGCCTGGAGTTATAGAGTATTTGGCACCTTGACTTCTTTTCTTGTTGTGTATATAATTACTGGAGAGGCTGTTTTGGCTACCGCTATTGCATTTTGGGAAACCGTATTAAAAATAGGTGTATATTATTGGCACGAAAGAATATGGGACAAAATACAGTGGGGTAGAAAATAAAATACCTCTGTAACTCAGCGGAAGAGTAGCGGACTTCTAATCCGTTTGTCGCAGGTTCGATTCCTGCCAGGGGTGCTACAATTAAACATTGGTCTGTAGTTCAGTTGGTAGAACACTCGACTGTTAATCGAGATGTCGCAGGATCGAGACCTGCCAGACCAG